CTCGCTGGTGACCCGGAACTTTTCCAGCGGCCATAAGTGGAGCGCACTCAAAGAGCGCGACTTGATACAACTCATCAATCATCAATTCAACAGCAGTTCGGGGGCAAGCACATACAGTGCCTCCATCACCGTACACATAACATCGGCTTCCAGAGCGCCCAGCCAATTTTCCAGCCTTGTAATACTTCCACTCGAAGCCTCAAGACGTAGCAAAAAGTGGTTACGGAACAGGCCTTTTGCAAATTGCTGAAGTCCTGCAGGTAACTGCACTGTGGCCATGGACGTGGGCTCAAATTCGCCCAAAAGGTATTTCAACAGAAATTTCCGACCTAACGCATCACTCAATCGAGAATCGAGCTCGCGCGTCGTACTGGCATACCGCATAACAGCATCCACGAACTCATTGAGCTCATGACCCTGCAAGTTCTTGGCCACATACTGTCCGAAGCCACTCCATAGTTTCTTGAGACAACCGTAAGCAGGCGGTCCACCAAAAGTCTCGCATCTTCTGGCGATCGCAGCCCACGTTACATCCCCGTCTCGTACACTTATGGCGACATCGTTTCGTATCTGAACCGCCTCTTGCACGGCTTCGACGACTGCCCGATTTAAGCCAGCCACGAGAGGACGCGTCCTCATTCGTGTCTTCCTAGACCACCTACAGCAAGATAGCAACGAAATCCTACGCATAATAATATGCGAGGTTCCGCTCCCATCTGCGGCCACTACGCCCTGCCGTAGGTCGGCCCGGTACTGTTCTGTTGCCACAGGGGGTATTGCGACCCCAAGGGTATCACCCAGATAAGCGGCTGCACTATCCGCTTGTTCAACAGCACCTGGGGTTTCCGGCCCCAACCTCGTGACCTTATCCAACGAACGCTGCAGCTCAGTAAGCTGTCGCATGAACATTGGTTTCGAGCCACCATACTTACCGGTATACCACGTGGTACCGGGTCTAAGTACGCCAAGCCCTCCATCACATGGTGCCCCTTCGAGCACCTCTCTGCGGATACGAAAACTAAGCTTAGTCCTGGTAATACGCACGCCATTCCTGCCCGACAGGCGTCTGACTTCATCCGCTGAAAACCTTAATGGGCCGGGGCCGTTCTGGTCCAGCTGGAGCGTAACCCAAGAGAAGTAGCCAGAGACTTCGAAATAGAGCCTGACCATCAAGCCAGGATCTAGACCTCTACGCACTGCTCTTTCGCAATTCGTTGCGACCGCCGTAATGACGGCCACATTATGAGGCAACTTACCAGCAGTCTTTGCAGGCGGTCCAGTCAATACCGAATAGACGGAGCGCGCGGGCATGCCACGCATAGATCCATTCGCATATATAATTCTGAAATATATAGTTGCACGCCTGCTAACAATCTGCTTCTTCTCATTAGCTTGATAGCCAATGGCAGCCATAGTCTTCACTGATTGAACGGCAGCATAGAGTGTTGGATAAACCTCTGCCACATCGTCCGCTCTATTGAAGCATAACAAACACTTCAACATTGGCCCACCTATCCTCTCCAGCTCTCGGTCCCTAAGGGCCAATCGCGTTCGAGATAATTCAGTGTTACCTTCGAGTGTCTCCCATCTCCCTGATTGTTGCGTCGCACTGCAACGCACCAAGTAGGATCTGTTTGACTCGCCCACGGGAGTAATACGCTGACCGCTCGGAACCGGTACGCCTACTCCATCATAAAAGGGCTTCGAATTAGCCTGAGCCATCATTTCCTGAATCTTAGTCTTGAAACGTGCCTCAGCGAAGACTGCAGAACTGTAGATTGCCACATCATGTGATTCAATCATCTTCTGCAAAGCTGCACATACATCCCTGCGTGCCTCGTCCTCCTGGATGTAACGGCTCGACAAATCGAACATTACTTCCTTGATTATACGTTGCTCGCAGTACTGTACGTAGTGGTCCCACTTCTTGAAATCATATGCAGCAAGTGCTGGTCTATCGTTACCAATAAAACCTCGACCTGCTACAGACATCCCAGAAAGGGACAAATATCTCGCAAATTCTTGCGATGGTGATTCCCCTACGTCCCAACCCACCGCAGCATACTTGTTATGAATGGGTTGGAAGGCATAGCTTGCTAGTAGTGAGCGGAAGGTATCAATGGCAACAATCGGACGTGTGGGCCCACGTTCGTCACCTTTGGTACCTATAGAGAAATGTGCCACGCCTTCCCATGTGTAAAGGTCAACATTCTCTTTCTGCATCACTCCCATTACAAAAGCTTTGCCTGGGCCGCTACTACTAATGCCATCTAGTAGTGCCGCCGAGTACGCACCAGCTGCACCGGAACCAACCTGCGTTATTCTGCTATTCACAAACTCCGCCCAAGGACGGACTTCGCGAGCAGCGTCACGATACAGTGGCTCCAACAGATTGTACGCCTCAGTACGAAATTCTGCAACATATGCGTCTTTCGTAGCCTCTCCGGTAAGACGATCAGTGAACTTATAGTCCACTTTCGTCGTGAGTTGCTCTAAGATATGGATCACCGTATCTTCAGCATTACCCTTAGGTAATGTATGCGCATAGCCTACATTAGCATCCATATTGTTCCAATATGCCGAAGCAATATGTGGAACATTGGTAAGCGGTACCATCCAGGTCTTACTCACTACGACTGTTATCTCCTTGTGCACGGCTAAGAAATCATCCAAAGGCATCAGATGGGCACGCGTCGAAGCATAGAAACGCGCCATCTCCCCCCAATACCTATGGCTGAAAACAGAACCCACGAAAAGCAATATACGTTCATATCCCAAATCACGTTCTAACATGCCTCTAACGAACGGCAGAACAGTGTCATAGAATAAATCTTGCGCACGTTGTGAGCTATTCCAAGTTTGCCCCATCAACCGCAACAATGAAACAAGATCAACATAGTGACGATGTTTCATATCGAGCGTAACGTCGGTCATTTCCTTGAGTTGGTACCACGCCGCAGTCCTGTCACGACGACGAAAACTACGCAGATTGGCAACAAACTCATTCCATGAATTATCATCTATCAACCTACTGATTGGTTCGATGTTCGTGGCATCCAAGATAGCACGTAACGTACACCAGGGGTCAACGCCCAAATAGGCAAACTCCTGCTCCGTACGTGCAAATTCACCCATGGCATAGGTGTTATACGACAAAGCGTATTCACACCCCTTCCTGGGAATTTCCTCACCAGCAATAGCGCGCCCGAGCGCAATCACGTCAAAACGTGACTCACGCACAAAGCCCGCAGCAGAGCTGTTGAAGATAACATGGATTTTATTATATATATCGTCACCAAGTAACTCAGGCGATATATCTTGCCGAATTGATACTTCAATATCAAGTTCGAGCTTGGCAATCAACCGTTGGGTACATTCAATTGCCCCATCTGAATGGGGAAAAACGAATACCGGCAGGCCTGAAGGGGTCACCCGTTGCACCCAAAAAGCCGAATTCCTCCATAAGGAAGCTAGCTTGGAATGCTGGGGAGTTTGTCTTCCCGTGCCGTCGATCTCTAATACCCGATGTGCTGTGAGCTGACATCTACGTGACACTAACAAAGCGTTATGTAAAGCAGTTTCAAGCATCCGACGAGCGGTGGTAGAAGA